CTGATAGTTTATGAGTGAAGTATATCTTGGTAATCCTAATCTAAAAAAAGCAAATACACCGATCCAATTCACTGAGGAGCAAGTCATTGAGTTTCTCAAGTGTAAAGAAGATCCGGTTTATTTTGCTAATAAGTATATTAAAATTGTTTCTCTGGATGAAGGTTTAACACAATTTCATCCATACCATTTTCAAGAGAAATTAATCAATAACTTTCATTATAATAGATTTAATATATGCAAAATGCCACGTCAGACTGGTAAATCCACTACAGTGGTATCTTACCTTCTGCATTATGCTGTATTTAATGACAGTGTAAATATAGGTATTCTGGCAAACAAAGCAGCAACTGCAAGAGAATTATTACAAAGATTGCAGACTGCTTATGAAAATTTGCCTAAATGGATGCAGCAAGGTATTCTGTCATGGAACAAAGGTTCAATGGAGTTGGAAAATGGGAGTAAGATACTGGCAGCTTCTACGTCTGCAAGTGCTGTCCGAGGCATGTCGTTTAACATTCTGTTCCTCGACGAATTCGCCTTCGTTCCAAACCATGTTGCAGACTCGTTCTTTGCCTCTGTTTATCCTACTATTACTTCTGGTAAAAACACCAAAGTAATTATTGTATCCACTCCACATGGTATGAATCATTTCTACCGTATGTGGCACGATGCAGAAAGAAGTAAAAATGAATATATTCCTACAGAGGTTCACTGGTCAGAAGTTCCTGGTAGAGATGTAGTTTGGAAAGAACAGACAATTGCTAACACATCAGAGGAACAGTTTCGTGTTGAGTTTGAATGCGAGTTCTTAGGATCTGTCAATACACTTATCAATCCATCAAAACTTAAGACACTAGTATATGAAGATCCTATACAGAGAAATGCGGGACTTGATGTTTATGAAAATCCAATCAAAGAACATAATTATTTGATTACTGTTGATGTTGCTCGTGGATTGGGGAATGATTATTCGGCATTTATTGTTTTTGACATTACAGAGTTTCCATATAAAGTAGTAGCAAAGTATAGAAATAATGAAATAAAACCGATGCTATTTCCAAATGTTATTTTAGATGTAGCAAAAGGGTATAATCAATCTTGGTTATTGATAGAAGTTAATGATATTGGAGATCAGGTTGCCAGTATTCTTCAGTATGATTTAGAATATGAAAATATTCTCATGTGTGCAATGAGAGGAAGAAATGGACAGGTTGTGGGATCTGGATTTAGTGGAAAGAAATCTCAACTTGGTGTCAGAACAACAGCAGCGGTTAAAAAATTAGGATGTTCTAATCTTAAGACCTTGATTGAAGATGATAAATTACTGGCATCAGATTATGAAGTCATCTCAGAATTAACAACATTTTCACAAAAAGGTAATTCTTTTGAAGCAGAAGAAGGTTGTAATGATGACCTGGCAATGTGTCTTGTAATATTTTCTTGGTTAGTGGCACAGGATTACTTTAAGGAAATGACCGAGAATGATGTAAGAAAGAGAATATATGAAGAACAAAAAAATCAAATAGAACAAGATATGGCACCATTCGGATTTATTTCAGATGGATTTAATGATGAAACTACTTTTGTAGATGATTCTGGAGATAGGTGGTATGCAGATGAATATGGTGATAGATCATATATGTGGGATTATATGTAATGGATTTTGATGATCAGGTAGAACTAGAACATCTACTATTTCTCGAACGTAAATGTAGAGTATGTGGAAAGGTTAAAAGTCTACTTGATGATTTTTATCTTACAAGAAAAGATAGAGGCACACTTCCATCAGCATATTCATATGAATGTAAAGAGTGTACAATAAATCGTGTAAAAAGAGGTAGAAAGAGTAATTTAACTTGGGAATACCCCGATTGGTGAACATTCACGCACCGTTTCCCCACTGAAAATGCCTCTTTTCATAAATATTTTTAGATAAATTTGGCTGCGAGGGAAAAACAAGATGCCACTAAATTTAGCATCTCCCGGTATTGTAGTAAGGGAAGTAGATCTAACGGTAGGTAGGGTTGATCCTACCTCTTCCGGTGTTGGTGCAATTGTTGCACCTTTCGCACAAGGTCCTGTCGAAGTTCCTACAATAATCGGAAGCGAAAAGGATCTTTTAGATACTTTCGGAAAACCATATAGTACAGACAAGCACTATGAGCATTGGCTCACTGCTTCTTCATACTTAGCATATGGTGGATCATTACAGGTTGTCAGAGCAGACGATACAGGTCTCAAAAATGGATTTGCTGGAACTGCTACTAGTGTTAAAATTAAGAGTTTAGATCATTATGAGGAACTTGGATACGATGAAAATCCAATTACTAGTGTAACTGTTGCCGCAAGAAATCCTGGTTCTTGGTCAAATGGTTTAAGAGTAGGTATCATCGACTCTCTTGCAGACCAAATCTTAACGATGAGCACATCTGCCGTTAGCACTTTTACAGCAGATGTCAATGATAGGGTTGGGACAGTAGGAATTAAAACAGATTCAATTGGAATTGTAACAACATCAGTTGCTCTTGGACAATTAGTCAGATCTAGTGTAGTTGCAGCAGGTACAACTGTTACATCTATTGGTAGTGGTACTGTAGGTATTTCAACCTTAACTACGAATTTATCAGCAGATACATTCTTATTTGATTTTGGAACAGAAGTTATTACATCAAGAGCACCAGAAGTTGGATTTGGAGTTGTACAAAACTTCACTGGAAAACTTCCTAAGGAAGATGGAACGATTGAAGATTTAGATGGAACACTAAAGGGTATTATTACTGAAGTTGGTACTGGTCAAGTAAGTGTAAAAGTTCTTGAGCATGTCTCTTCCGCATCAACAGTAACAAGAGTTGAATACGAACCTTCAGGACTCTACAAGTTTTCCGGTTCAGGAACTGTTGCAATTCATACCTCTAACAGTGCAGCATCATACGGATCAACTGCAGTAACGGCTCAGACAGACTGGTTTGATAGTCAGTCTCTTACATTAACATCTGATACAACAGTTAAGTGGAATCAACTTGCAGAACGTCCAGGAACTTCATCATATGCTGCAGCAAGAGGATCTAGATTTGATGAACTTCATGTTGTTGTAATTGATGGTGATGGATCTATCACTGGAAATAGTGGAACTATTCTTGAGAAGAATTTAAATCTTTCCAAAGCAAAAGATGCCGAATTCTCACTTGGATCTCCTCAGTATTGGAGAAAATTCATTGCAAATAGTTCCGAGTACATCTTTGCTGGTTCTGAACCTGCAGGTGTTGTAACAACTGGATTTAAGAGTGGTGGATCTGGATTTAATCCAGAAACTGATGTTGAATGGGATCAAAATGCAGAAGGAATTACTTTTGCAGGAAGTGGAAACTTTAATAAAGAGTTTGAAAATGGCAAAAACTATAGTGGTATTTCTACTATAACTGAAAACGGTGCATTAAAAGCAGGAAGTAATGGAATATCCGGATTACTTTCTGGATATAGTTTATTTGAAAATTCTGAACAGTTTGATGTAGATTTCATTCTTATGGGATCTGCCGGATATGATGAAAGAGAAGCACAAGCACTTGCTAAAAAATGCATTGCTGTTGCTGAGGCAAGAAAAGATGCAATAGCATTCATCTCACCATATAGAGGTGCAGCAATAACTGACACTTCCAATGACACAGAAGTAACTGTTAGATCGGCAGAAACTATTACCGAAAATGTAATTGGATTCTATGGTCCTGTTACATCATCGACTTATGCAGTCTTTGACAGTGGATATAAGTATATGTTTGATAGGTTTGCAAATACCTTCAGATATGTTCCCTTGAATGGAGATATTGCTGGACTCTGTGCAAGAAATGATGCAAATAACTTCCCCTGGTTCTCACCAGCAGGAACTAATAGAGGAGCAATCCTAAATGCAGTCAAACTTGCATATAACCCAAGCAAGACACAGAGAGATAGACTTTATTCAAATAGAGTCAATCCAGTAATCTTCTCACCTGGTGCCGGTATTGTTCTCTTTGGAGACAAAACTGGATTTGCTAAAGCATCGGCATTTGATCGTATTAATGTTCGCAGATTATTCCTCTTCCTCGAAGATGCAATTTCTGCTGCTGCTAAAGATCAACTGTTTGAGTTCAATGATGAAATTACAAGAACCAACTTTGTAAATATTGTTGAACCATTCCTTCGTGATGTTCAGGCAAAGAGAGGAATTTTCGACTTCGTTGTTATTTGCGACGAAACGAATAACACTGCTGCCGTTATAGATAATAGTGAGTTTGTAGCAGACATCTTCATTAAACCCGCAAGATCAATCAACTTCATCGGTCTTACGTTTGTTGCCACCAGAACTGGTGTTTCATTTGATGAAGT